TTTTACCAATAGGTCTGCTGAAAAATCAGTCCAGTCGGCTTCCTGGTCTTTTTTGTAAAAGACTTCGTTGGTTTCTTTTCCCTGAAAGTCCTGCAAAAATTTTACTTTTGTCATGTCCAATCCTTCCATTTTCCGCGAGGTATTACGTCCTCGGCTAAGTATGTTCTTTCACTGATATTTAGTACAGTTACACCGCGCTCTTTCATTCCAGTAACTAAAGTTTTGTACCCATTTACCCAATCACTAAGAGGGACTTGATTCGGCATTCCAGTATCTTTGCCCCAAAAGTGGGACTGTCCGTCATCTGGTTTATGGTGTACTCCAATCATCAGTAAAGTTGTAAAGCCCATCCAGTAAGCCAATTGCATTGCGACGTGCATAACATTGTGATAAGTAATCCCGTCTTGCAGTGTCTCAGGCTTCCAGCCATCTTGTAAATCTTTGGCTAGGTGGTTGAAGATTACAAAGTTTTCACCTTGCCAATCCTTCAACCCAGACGGGACAAACTTGTAAATGTCCTTGTACTTCTCTGCAATGTCTTTGCCGAATTCGCGCATCAGGCGATTGTCAACGCCTGTATAATATTTCGGTTTCCAGCCTTCGTACTTGTGTATTGTATTCATTCCGAAGGCTGGATAGTTGAAAAGGAACGGCGGGGTTAGTGATAAATTCGTACCATTCCCTACTAGTAAAGCGGTTTCGCCTTTGTGGATGTCTCTAAAGGCTAGATAGTCCATTAGGGTTTAGGCAATAACAGAACATGAACAAAATACTGCCCGACTTCCGTACTAGCTACGCCAGTATGACGCACCCAAAGGGTGGTATTAGCGGGGAGGTAATCAACGGCAATGGTCGCCGTAGTGGTTGCGCCAATAGCTTTTGCGGCTTCAAGAGCGGTAGCGGCTACAAGAGTCGCGCCGCCAGCGGCAACACCTAACTTAAAGTTGGCAGAGGCCGCGCCCGTGGTGTCAGTCGCTTCGGAGTAGATAGCGCGAACATCCATCAGGTAACAATCAAAGGGGAAGTTACCGAGTTGATAATCAACGGTTGTACCTGCGCCGTTATCCACGTTATACGCGGCGGGGGTTGCCAAATGAATGAAACGCTGATTACCACGTCCAATATAGGGGAATTTGTTAGCCATTATGTTTTTCCTTTGCCTCGCCCCTACCGCTTGGCGTGAACTACGTTACGCGGCAGGGGGTCAAGCTGTCATATCGGAAGGGCGATTACACGCCCACGTTGTAAGTGATAGCCGAAGCCTCAGTGTCACGGTACGCCATACCCCAACGAACAAGGGCGACGATTTCCCATGCATCAGCATTCGCAATGCGGGTGGTTTCCATGGTCATGCGGCGTTTGTAAGCCTGCTTCCATTGGTCAAAGCGAACGGCGAGAATTGAGCCAGTCGTATTGTTTCCAACGGTATCAATGTCAACCTTTCCGCTGGTGTTTGCCTTGCGGACGGATGAATTGCGGTGCATCTGGTACGAAGGAATTACGTCATAGCCAAAGGCGCGGCGCAAGAAACCATTTTCAAAAGTAGCGCCTGAGTAAACATCTTTGGTGAGTGCTTCGGGGAGACTCATTGCGGCGTAGTGAGTGGCGAAGTCAACGATGAAGCCAACCTTTGTCGGGTCAGCACCAGCGAGACCAGCAACGCCCAGAAGTTTTAGCGTATTGATAAAATCGCTCACAACAAAACCACCAGCGGCTGAGCGGCTGTTTGCGGTATTGGTCACGAGGGCCAACTTACGGAAGCCATCAAGCAGAAGGAACACATCGGTAGCCGCAGGAGTACCAGCAATATCATTGATATTCTTGTTAGCGGAGGTCTCGACATCACCATCTACAGCAACGTGTTCGAGGATTTCAGCACCACTAATCATCAACTGCTCGCGCAACTGGGGAGCGAAGGCAATAAGGGAATCTTCGCCCATTTCACCAGTGTACAAAACGCGGCTTCCGAGCTTGCCAACGGTCAACTGTTTGGTAGCGGTGGCGGCCTGCGAAGCGGTGATTGTCGCGGCAGGGACTTTCAGGGTAGCATCGGAGGCGGTGGCCTCAGCGACTTTGTACCAGGTGGGGTCGGTGGATTCAAGCGGGAAATACTTGCTTGAAAAACCATCGGGGATGATGTCAGCAGGCACACGAGAAAGCAAAGTGCTTGCCGCACGGATTGAACGCCACAACTCGGATGAGTAAGCAGTACCAACCCAATCAGAACCGATATTCGAGCCGCCTGTATACATCGGGTCAGTAGCGGCCTTTACAGCGGCTTCGATTTCATTCATGGAGATTCCGTGATTTACAGCCGCCTTGAATGAATTACGGATGTAGTTCAAGGATTTCTTTTCTTCCTTGTCGTTCTCATTCTGCGCTTTGAGTTCGCCAATCTTGAGGGCGAGGGACTTGAATGCCCCACCGCTAACAGGCTTGTTTTGTGAATTGAGGGTGTCAATCACAAGCGCGGTTTCAACAACATCCAAATTATCATACTTGGAGGTGTCGTTGTATTTGCTCTGATAGGGAGCATCCACAAACTGAAGGCGGCGGCTCTTGACCTGTTCGGCCTTTACAGCCTCGGCAACCGCTTCATTCTTTTCGCGCTCAATGCGGGCGTCGTTCTCGGCTTCGGCCTTGACAAGCTGTTCCTGTGCGGTAATCTGCGCTTGCAGTTTTACAGCCTTCTTATTCAGGGCTTCCAGTTTTTCCACTTCTTCGTCGCTCATGTCATCGCGGCCAATAAAGGCTTTGAGGGCAAGGCGGGTTTCGTTCAATTGCTTCAAAAGTTCGTCCATTTTATAGCTCCTATTTTTTAGATAATATTTTCTTGGCTTGTGCTAATGCTTTTTGTACCCTCGCCCGCTTCGCCGCTAAATTAGCCTCTGGTAAAACGTCGTCAGGTGTTATCACAGGGAAGGGTAGACCCGCGTCCCTGTAAATTGCTTTCATGGCTGGGAGTGCAATCGCTGAATGATTGGCAGGGTTGAAGTTACCGTTACCCTTTTCCCATAAAGAGAATCCCGCAAGCGGCCAAACCGCTATCCTTCCAGGCTTATTCTTTTCGTAGGGTACTAGTTTTCCCCCTACATCCAACCGCGCTAAATGGGCGATTGAGTCAGACGATACGGCTACTAATCCCTTCCATGCCGCGTCCATAATGTCTTTTGCCTGCTTCAATGCCTTATTCAAAATAACCTTGACATACCAACCGTCCGAGCGTTTTTCCAAACTACCAGATACCGACTCCCCGACAATCACAGGTTTGTTGTCAAGCTGTTTTGCGCCTTGCTTTACCCCGTGCTGGTAGATTACCAGCGGAGTACTAAATGCGTTTTGCATAATGTCGGTGTTCTCATCGAACCACTGACCGTCTGTATCTTTTGTGAATGGGAGTACTCTTACATCCAGTTCCCAATCTCCAACCGCTTTGATCGCGTCCATATAACTCCAAAATAAAAACAGCGCGTCAACTCTCTTTCGAGAATCAACGCGCTGTCAATTGACCTATCTGCGCTTTGCCTGTTTTCCCTGTCACCTTATCGCATCACCTGCGCCTCGGCTATCTGGAAAACAAACCATATTCAACTATCGGGATATTACCACATTATTCATTCTTTTGCAAAGCCTTTATGTAAATTTCTGCGAATCTCTTTGACCCTTCCCCGCCACCCGCGTCTAACATCTCTCGTGAGGGCGTAAGGTTTGGGTTTACTTCAACAGTATTATTGCTAAGACTATCATATGCTTTATTAAACTGAGATAGTCCGTTTGCGAACTCAAGCATAGCAATTCCAATGTTTTCCCTGAATTCAGAATAAGCCCTTTCAAGCTCTTTCATTGCTAGGCTATACCTAGCCTGTAAGAATACACCCCCGCTGGTTGCATTGTGTAGTTCATCTATCTTTGAGTAAAAATCTTTGAACATGATTATCCTTTCTTTTCACAGCCAAGACACACGCCATCAATTTTGACATATCCGCACTTGTCACAAAAAGCAACTCCGTCAATCCTTCCGCCTATTGGAGTTACTTCGATTTCCTCATTATCCACGCCCTGTATTGTAATAATCGGTGTTCTTTCTTTCAGTGTTCCGCTTGATGTTTCAACCTCAAAATATATGTATTTTCTTTTTAGCGTTTTCATGCCTTATCCTTTCTTATCCAAGTACGCTTTGACCGCTACCCGCGCCGCCTTGATTGCAGATGGGAGATTCTTCGCAACAACTTTAGCAACCTTCCACCAGCCAACCTTCCCCAATTGCCGCGCCTGATACTTGTCTGAGCGTGTCCAATATCCACCCGCTGTGTCATTCACCAAGCGAAATGAATAGTTCTTGCCTTTCTCTTGTGGGGTGAATGTCCACGCTTCGGTGGATTTGCCTGTGCGGTTATTCTGTCCAGGGTTGATTTTACCAGAATGTAACGCCCAGAAAAACCAGCGTCTTTGTTTGTCGGTAAAGAATGAAAACCCATAGGCGGATTTTCTAGTCACAAACTTATACGGCTCGGGGTGTCTTAGCCCGCTCTGCGAGTCACCTACCAGCCATTCACTAATGGCTTTCAATGCAACAAAGGTAACGCCGCGAGGGAGGGAGGCTAGATATTTCTTTACCTTTTCAAGGTTGCGAATCTTGAATGATATGTTCATTTTACAATTGCCTTGATTCTGTTATATGCGTTTCGGCTTCTCTTCTTGTCTGTCGCCCTACGCTCACAGTCGCAACGCCAGCCGCCACAGGTCAGGTAATCGTTAGGGGGATTCTTTGGGTAGACGTTTAGTTCATTCCACTCACTCGCAAAGGCTACAATCCCATTCAACGCGGCACATTCTGGGCAATGTTGTTCAGTGGTTCCTAAAATCCACTCTTCGCGCCCGCCATTATTCAGCGTTATCAGGCTTGTTGCGTTTTCGTAAGCTGTATTCCATTGTCCCGCCCACAACTCAGCGCGAGATAACAGCGGGTCAACGGGGGCTTCCCTAATCCTTGCGTCTATGATGTCATTATAGTATTGGTATGAAAAGCTGGAATTCGTCTGCTCGGCTATCATATCGAGCAGGGATTCTTCGAGGTAATCAGGCAGGGCGGCGGTAGTATTATCTTCGTCCATCCCCTCATTTATCCACGCTGTATTATAGGCGTTTCGTAACTGCCCGCCGATAATGGATGTCATGCGGTCGGTAAACTCTACTGTTCCGACCTTGCCTTTATAGGTGTTTTTTACCAGAGTTTGAATCTTTGACAGCATATCTTCATAAGACTTGAAAGCATCAAAGGCAATTGACCCAAAGTAAAGTACCCGCGCCTTTCCCGTCAAGAATGGGACAACTTGCGGCACAAGTTTTACGGCCTCACGGATAAACTTTAGAATAATCACCTAACCGCCTTATTGATTGCCTCGGCTAACATCCGTATGCTTTCCGCGCCTTCCTGTATAGATGGTTTCATTTTGGAGTAATCCATCGAAAACAATCCCCGAACATCTAGCTCAGTTTTACAGGCGGGTAATCCCTTCTCGATTCTCTCACGTACTGGATAGGGAATAACGTCACTGTCAAACGGGACAGCCTGCCCGATACGCTTCATCGCCTTACGTTGCCAGCGGGCTAAATCCGCTTTCATCGGCTCTTGTGCGTCGGCTTCGTTCGGTTGCGTGTCTGGTTGTTCCTGCATAGGGGTCACAGGTTGTACGTTGTTCAAAGGATTAGTGGTCGGCTCGGGTTCGGGTTGTCCGCTTGTCTGTGTGATCTGTGAGGGTAACAAGTCGTCACGCTCATCGCCTAACGGGTCATCGCCATACCATTCCTCGCGGATTTCCTTTAGCGTGTGGGTGCGCTCAAAGGCGTCTTGCTCTCGTAACTCCAGGTCCTTATCAGTGACTCGGATGTCCTCAAACATGCCAATAAGCGGACGTCCACCGTAGAGGGGAAGGATTGAATTGGTAATCTTTTCCGACATCATAACGTGCATGGGGTAGACTGACAATTCATTAAACGACGCACGGCCGACAACTGAATTGGCCTGTGTTGCGTTTTCTGAAAGCATTGTATAAGAGCCTGGGGCAATGGTCGTCATGATTTCTTCCTTATTCGCCCTGCGCCCGTCTAAGAATTCCATCTCACGCTGAGATATTGAGTTTTGTAACCACTGTACGCCGCCTTGACCCACGCCCCGAAGCATGAGTAACTCTCTCTTTTTTGCGGCCTCGCGTGTGTCGTCTTTGATCTTCGCCCACTGTGGGTCGGCTATCATCTGCTCAAACGTAAGCACACCAGGCAGGCGGGCGTTATTCTCTTTGAATAGTCTAGTGTTCCATTCCTGCATACCTAAATCGCCATTAGCGACCATCGCCACAGCTTCAATTGCAGACAATCCAATAAACCTAGAAAACGGATTGAATCGCTTGAAGTGTACAATCTGGTGCGGCTCTAGGAATATTTCCCGCCCGTTTCCTGGGTAATACATGTACCCTTTTAGGTACATGTGCTCATCAGGGACAGGGATAATCATTTGAGAAGGGATAAACCACATTTCATCGGGTACTGAATATTCATCCTTTTTATTCAGCCACCAGTAAGCGTTACCTGTCAGCTTGAAAAATGCGATGGTTGCATAAAGGAATTCATAACGGGAATCAAGTTCATTGGGGCGGGACAATAACAACTCGAATTCGTGATTCGGGATGTCCTTCGGTTCTTTGCCCGACAATATACGCTTGACCTCAAAGGGGGTCAAAGCACCAGCGGCGGCGGTCAGGTCTACCGCTAAAAGCACCCATGATAACTTACGGTATAAGTCCGCCTGATTTCCATATACCGACGGGTCGGGGAGGTTGAATTTTTCCGCGCCCGCTGTCTCTAGTTGCCAGCGTTCATACTGCGGAAGATTCGCCTTTAGCGATTCAATTTCTTTTGTGAGTGCTTCTAGTTCTTTTTTTGTAGGAATTCCGAATATACCCATTTATCACCTCATACCCAGTCAACTATTTTAGATGCGTCTATGTCGCGCATATCATCTTCGTAAGCGTACCGAAGGCCGCCATCAATCAAGTGATTGTTTTTATCCACTGGTATTTTTAGGCTATTACCGCCCGCGTCTTTCTTCCAGTGGTATTGTTGCAGTTCGTTTATCAGGTTGATACAGGTCTTATCTACTATGATGGTCTGTTGTTTCAACCAGTCAATCCCAAAGTTTACCGAGTCCTTGCCCT